AACGTAAATTTGAGAGCGCGAGGACGGTGGAAAGCCAAAGGCTAAAGGCCCCTGCGAGCTGTATGAGAGGCTAGTTTGTGCGATTGGATAGATAACCTTATCCGACTCAAACCAAAGCGGAGAAAGGTCATTTACGGTCGTTAAATTGGTAGGTGAAGCGCCGTAGCTGAGCGCACTGAAAGCAATAATAGGCGTAATTTCAGGACGGATAATGAGATTACCCTGGGGAGACATTCTCGTACGCTTCTGCTCCGTCATTGTACGAGCGATCAGCGACTGATTGAGGTGGGTGTTAATCCACGAGCTAGCGCGTCCGATAACCGCCATAAGCTCGGCGTCCTGTTGAGCAGCTGTACCGCCTACGACCAGATTGTCATAGTCGATAGCCGTGGGAGCATTTTTATACTCGGCAAGAGTTAGGTATTCGTCGTCCTGGTAGTACGGTGTGTTATTCGTTATTACCGTCGTCGCCATTTATTTCCCCATCTGTCTCAAGCTCGGACTCAAAAGTGTTTCCGCAGCGTGAACATTTCTTAAACCAGGAGCCGAAACCGCACTGGGTACAAGTGTACCCTCGTTGTCCATCTCCTGAATTGTAAGTATTTAGTGAAGCCTCGACGAAACCTTGATCCTTGAGAGCGCGGATATCGCTCGCATTAGATACCTCATAAAGCCCAGATTTATCGGCCTTATATCGTCTTACGCCTGATTGACTTTTGATATTTGTCTCTTTGACGAAACCGTCACGAGGTACAAGTCTTGCCATTTTTGCCTCCTAATTAGATAAAGGGAGAGAGCCGTAGCCCTCTCCCCCTATCTTATTCAGTTTTGACTTATGCAGCTGTGATACCTGAGACGATACCGTTCCAGGCTGGAGCTGAGCAGAAGAAAGTACCGCGGAAGTAGGTGCTGAACTCATAAGCGAACTGAGTTACAGGCCACTGGATACCCATATAGTCCTGGACGAGGTAGTTAGACCAAACGTCTGAAACCTCTGTGTCAGGAATTGGAAGTGTCCACGAGATAACTGGTGCGACACCCTGTGGAAGCCACGGGTGAACGATAAGGTCTACTGCCTTACCAGTTACTTCATTTACGATACCGCCGACGACTGAACCGAGGACTGCGCCTGTCGAGTCGTCTTGAGTGATATTGAGACGGTAATTAGCGTTAGCAGATCCCTTGATAGAGTCTGAGAGCTGCTTACGGTCTGAACCGTTGATAAGGATAGCGTCTGGATCAGCTTTTACAGAATTGTAGAGACCAGCAAATACTGACTGGAATTCCACACCTGGGTTAGTGTTTGAGAAGGTACCAGCGATATTGTTGATAAATCCGCTTGAAGGCCCGAGGAGAGTAGGAAGAATTCCGTCATATCCTGTTGCATAAGCAGAAGTATCAGCTGCAGCGCGTGAAGCTAGTGCGCCAGTGGTCTTGAGAGGCCCCTGATTTCCTGTTGAGGAAGTAGCTGCGCCACCGACTGTGAATACTGTACCTGTTGTACGACCCTGGTAGTAAGCGTTAGCTGCGCCAGTAGTTGTACCTACATATACGTTGTAAGCGATTGCGCCAGTTACAGGTGTAACGGTGACGACAAGAGCCTGACCTGAAGTAGTAGTAGCTGAAGCGACAGTAGAAACGATCGACTCACCAAAACCAGTTGAAGATACGCCAGCGTCAGCTGTGACGTAGACGTAGTAGGTGTTAGCAGCAATACCTGTAACTGAACCTGAAGCCGTTGCACCAGCAGCTGAAGCTGTAGGAGCAGAAAGAGCGCCTGAGTAGCCAGTTGAAGTACCGCGAGCCATCAACATCATTCGCTCTTCCATCAACATAGTTGCGTAGAGAGTAGAGGTTGAAGAAAGCTGACGGAGATCCTGGTATCCGAGACCTGAGAAGTTAGCGTCGAATGAAACGCTATCTGACAAGCTGTAGGAATTGTAAGGTAGGACGATATCGTCGGCTGTGTACGAAATCTTTGGGCCACGCTCAAAGTTGATTGAGCCAAAAGCTGTAGTCGTAGTTTCAGATACGCCAGGCCAGATTTGGCCTTGTCCACCAGTACCAGTACCTGTGTAACCAGTAATGCGCTTGATACGGTGTGAAGTACCTACGCCCTTTTTACGAGGAATACGGTTACGGAGAGGTGTAGGACGTGGGGTAAGTAGCTTTGCAGGTGCCTCAAGGTCGAACGCAGCAAAAGAGGTGCTGAGTGGGCTGGTGAGGGAGATATCCTTCTGGATATCCTGCATAGCTAGACGCTGTGCTGAGATTGCGTTATTGAGACCAGCTAGAGCGTCAGGTGTGAGCGACTTATTAGCAGCCATAGACTCGAGAACTGACATTGGGTCAGCTACTGGAGCTTGTCCTGGGACAGACGAACCAGAAGAGAGAGCCTTTGAGAGCTCGCCCTGGTATTCGTCCATACGCTTAGCTGCCTTTTTAGGTGATTCGACGTCTGCAAAGAGGTCGGTCGCCTTTGGAGGTGTTAAAGCCATTTTGGATCCTTTCGAGGGTTGGTGGAATTAGTCCTGGTCTTCAGAATTGCCAGCTTTAGAGAGAAATTCCTTCTCTAGTGCCTTGTATCCCTTGACCAAGATTGGGTCAGAAGTAGCAGCTGCCTTAGCGCGATATTCCGCAGCTTTTAGCACCAGCTCATTTGTTTGTGTGACAGCGATACGTCCAGTGCGCTTTGGCCCACCAGATACTGCTGCCGATTTTGCTGCCACAAGCTCTGACTCAAGAGCTACCGCCTTCTCTACAGCTGCCTTAGTTGCAGCTTGAAGAGACGCGATCTCTGCTCGGACTGATTCAGTCGCCGTCTTTACAGCCTTCTCTACGATTTCAGCCGTAGCTTCGTCGTCGAGAATTTCAGGGGTAGCTTCAGCCTCAGCTGGAGCTTCTACTGCTACAGGCTCTTCGCCCTCTGCAGATTTGATTGACCCAGCGTTTTGCTCTGGGGTCATAATGATTGCTGTTGATACGTTAGCTGTCGTAGAGATACCGCTATTGTTTCCAGGGATTTGTACGGTGCTTGCACCGTGAGAGTCTCCTGGTACGTGGCAGCCACACTCTAGGCACTTACCGATAGTGGCAGATTTAGCCATAGAGCACTTATCGCACGGTGTACTTTCGCAGCCACCGTCGGCCTTACAGCCTTTGCAACCGTCGCACTCACACTCAGCGTCAGCGCCCTTTGCAGCCAATTCGATAGTAGAGCCAGACATATCGTTAGTCTCGCCCTCTTCGTCTTCGCCATCTTTCCAGCGGAAAAGGTGCTTGAGAGCGTCGCTGAGCTCTTCGATATCGTCGCGCTCATCTGATCCGTTAGCCATTTCGCCAGCCTCTGTGATGATGAGCTGAGCTAGTGCGCGACGAGCTGTGTCGTATGAAGCCTGGTCGAATTTAACGGTCTCGCCTGTAGCTGACTTAGCCAGCTCTAGGATTGTTTGAGCTAGGACTGATTTAGCCACTGGCGTCTCCTTTGTAGGTGTTACTGATTTAGATTTTCCTTCTACTTTGTCTGCAAGAGCATTAAGACTTGAGGCTACAGAAGAAAAAGTGCTACCTGTGCCGTCTTTAAGGGTTGAAGCTGCGTTACGCATAGATTCAGCAGCAGCAGGTTTGTTATCACCTAATAAATTATTGTGAGCTTCCTGCAGGTGTCCCTGAGCGTCGTCTTTAGCTTGAGCGATATCCATAACGCGAGCAGACATAGGCTGACCAGAGACGTGATCCTTCATAAAGGCCTCGCTATAAGCCTGGGTAATGCTGTCCTGGATTTTTCCTAAAGCTGCACCGTGATCACCGTTTGGAGGAGTCCAGTCTGCGCCACCTTGATTTGGGCCTTGACCTGAACGGCCTCCACCGCCACCGCTTGAGCCAAAGCGACCGCGTTCGTCGCGCTCCTGGCTATCTGAATACTTCTCGATTAGCTCTTCTGGGACGGCTGAGAGTGTGCTCTCGCCTCCAGCTGACTTAGCCAATACGAGCTGGCAGGTAGGGTTAGCAGGACGATCGACAAGAGAAAGCTCGACGATTTGTCCGTCAATAATGCGACCGTTAGCAGCTTTGTTATCGCGTACTACGCGTGGGCCTTTAATGCCGATTGAAAAGCCTTTGAGGACTTTGTGCTCAACCTTGAGGATAGAGTTTTTGTCTACGACTTTGGCTGTGACGTAAAATCCGTCGCCCTTTTCTTCGTATTCAGTAGCGACCCCAGCTGCAATAGAGCTGTGCTGTTCGCGTATATTTCCACCAGACTTAAACCACTCTGGCATAGCTTTCTTGAGCCAGTCGTTGTCGCAGATTTGCTGGTCAATATCCAGATCGTCTGAAGTAGCTTTGCCGTAGACGGTAAGTGTGCCGTCGTCGTTTTTGTCATATTTGAGAATATCTACGTAGGAGGTAGCGAAATCTTGAGTCATTATTTCTCCTTATGCCGAATACAGCACTGAGACAGCACCTGTAGAAGTACCAGCTGCTGAAACTGCATAGATAGATTCGTTGCCGTGTAGCCAGACTTGAAAAGTGCCAGAAGTCGCAGCGATTAAGTGACCGCCGTTAGCGCCAGAAGCAGCTGTGATATTTGCGTCTCCGACATAAACCGCAGCACTATCACGGTTTTGGATTGAGACAGCGACATAGCCTACGCCGTTAGGAATAGTTGCGAGAAGTGTAGGGGTAGTGCCTACCGTAATATTTAAGTGATTCAGAGCCATAGGAGTCCTATCTGCGTGTGTGTAGAAATTGTAACGGTTTCACACGCGCCGTGCTTAGAACTTAGAGTCGTCTACTGCCTCCCAGTAACCGCGAGCCAATATCTGCTCTATGGGACGAGGAGAGAATTCTGTGCCATTTGGACTGACAATATGCCCTATAACCTGGTCGCCCTCCTTTTTGTCAAAAACGAGTTTAGATCCGTCTGCCTGTGTATAGAGTATTTTCATTATCAGTCCTTATCTAATCTTTACTGGGATATTTAGCCCACGGTATTCCAGTAGATTTTTTACTGAGTAGGCTCTTGAATTGGGTACGTAGATAGCGGCGATATCAGAGATTTTTACCCCACCGTGGATTTGAGCCTCGATATAGTCAGCCGTAGGTAATCCCGCCATATGGCTCGGAATGCCTGCCGAATACAGACCCATTTGAGTCATATTTGGATCTGGATTTGTTAGGTTTTCAGCCAAAGCTCCTGTGCGTAAGGAGTCACCGATAGTGGCCGTCGTATTTTCCCTTACGGAGTCTTTAAGGACGATTCGTATTTCTCCGTATTGATCTACATTGCTATTGTTGATACTGGCGATATTGCTCCAGGTTTTTTCTACATTTCCCCTTCTGGAGTCGTATTCGATACCAGGGTTATCGTTTGTCGTAAGAAATCCATAAATAGGTCTTTCGCTGTTTTTAACGCCTACAGGGACTTCAAGAGCTGCTCCCTCTCCCTGCTTACGAATGCCTATGTCTTTTAGACCACCCGAGGTTTTGGTCTCAAACTGATTCTTAAACCGTCCGTCGTCTAGTACGTCTGCCAGCGTCCTCTCTGAAAGGGCAATAGTGACGTTTCCGTTTGTCATAATGTCGGATACAGCCTGAGTACCGTATTCAGAATTAGCCTGATAGTTTTTTACGTCCTCTTGAACCAGCGGATCTGTTTTAGCCTCCTCTTGCATACGCGCTAAGAATTCCTCCTCACGCGCTTTCTGGTCTAAATTACCCTGGTAGTAATAAGCCCTAGATATATCGACTCTGGCTTGAGCTATGGCGTTATTTTTGCCCATACCTTTATCCATATATTCTTTGATAAGGCCGTTTCTGAGGTTTTCCAAAATCTGTGGATAATTACCTCGAACTACATCTATAGGGGATTCGCCCTTTGTGTATTTGCTCCAGTCTTTGAGTTGAGCTTCGACCTTAGCCGTCCTGTCCTGAGACATTGACCCAGAGCCAAACCGTCCACGCTCGTCTCTTTCCTGGTCAGGGTTATATTTAGTAAGGTCAGCTACTACAGCCATTTCGCTATCGTCTGGCTGGTCTGCTTCCTGGTCGTCATAGTTAGGCATACCGCTTAAATCTGGCATTACTGGGATTACGTCACACTGGCAATTAGGGTGTACTGGAGGTTTTGAGTCTCCGCTAGGGAAATCGTCGCCTAGATTGACTATTTCACCGTCGTTACCTTCGCACTCAGGACACGGATCATTAGTCGTCCATTCGATTTGCTCCACGCCGTTAGCTTGATAACTGTCTACGTTAGCTGCGATTTTGGCTCTCTGGCCTTCAGTAATAGCGACTGTGAGAGCTCGCTCTGGGGAAGAAAGGCTATCTCGAATGTCATTAGCGATTTGTACTGGCGTATCACCTCGAGCGATACCGTCAGCTAGCGCCGTACCGAGTAAATCGTGGCTGTAGTCCTCTATTCCGCGTGACTGTACGTCTATATCCCCGAGAAGCTCCTTGAGTCCTCCAGGCGCTGACAAGAGAGCTGCTGCCCCTTCGTTTCCAGGTGTCCAGGCGTCCCAGTTAATTGAGAAACTAGGATCAAAAATTGGAAAGCCTTTAGGGTCGAGCTTTGGCTTTGTATTAGCCGTGGCTATAGGCCCTTTCTGAGCTTTGGCGCCCTTAGCCATATTCTCGAGAGCTTCTCTTTGCCCGAGCACGTACATATCGGCGTAATGGCGAGCTAGGACTTTCTTATAAGCTGTTAAGTCTAGGCTGACATTCTTTATAGCCCAGGCGCGAGCGCGAGCTCTACTTAACGCCTGGTCTTTGGTGATTGGTGGATTTGTCTCCATATATTGAGCATAGACACGCCTAGCGTCGATACTGGCTACGAGAGCAGCGCGTATCTTTACTGCGTCTTTAGCTGCTACACGCGCACTAGCCTTCTGTGCGCCTATGCTCATAGGAGATAAGCCTTGACCAGAGATTTAGCCGTGTCCATATCGTTATCAAAGTAGCAGCGATTAAGCGCGTCTCCGATAATTGGATCTAGCGCCTTAAACTCAAAGCTACGTGTGCGACGGTATGGCTTGTCGGCCCACTTGATAAAAGCGCGAGCTTCGTCCCCTGCAGCTTTGCCCATATCGGCATTACCTACCCAGGCTGGAGCTGTGTCCATTCCGAGAAGCCACATAGCAAATAATCTATGGTGTCCGTCAATAATGATTAGCTTTTCTCCGTCGTCATAAACTAACGGATAGCCACGATAAGGAGTAAGAGCTTGACCCATAGACTCAATATGCTTAGCTACGTTTTCACGATTTAAGCCAAAATTAGTACCCCAGAGCTCTTTGATATTAACTAAATTGAGCTCAGCCTTCTCCCATACGTCAGGGCTGACAATATAATTACCGCCAGTAGTTTCGACGATAGGCCAGGGACTTTCGACCGAATTAGCTAATACGTCAGGATCATCTGACGCTGGGTGCTCAGCAGCCTCATTAGGCAAAATTGCTAACCGTGAAAGAGCTTCTTTGACCTCAGACTTAGACGGTACGCCAGCCTTGTCGAGAGACTTGACAGCACCTGGCTCAATTTTAGGCTCTTCAGGTTTAGGCTTTTCTTCCCCTGGCTTTGGCTCTAAATTTGGCTCTGAATTTGGAGCGACTGGCTCTGGCTTATCAGGCTGTGGAGCTACTGGATTGGTGTCTGGGTCGAGCTCTTCAGCTGATCCTGCAGCCGTCGTGACGTTCACAATTCCGTCTGGAGTGAAGAGGAATACGCCAGCGCCAGCTACGAGCATAGGCTGATCTGCAGCTGGAGTATCCAGGAGAGGTAGTCCGAGCTCTGAGCGTCGCTCGTTGATTGTACGAGTCGCACCGCGTAGCTCCATATCAGCACGAGCAGCTTCTGACTGAGTATCGCGCCCTTCTGAAATCATAAACTTAAACTCAAGCTCTCTAGGCATACCGAGGTAGCTGTAGCTGAGGTTTGTGAACATTTTGGAAAGCCAGGTAACGAGTGGCCCTACGCCGATTTGTTGAGCCGATTCCTGCTCGCCTTTCTGGTGTCCAGATTGACCTAAGCCACCGTGACCAGAGAAGCCAATTTCACTAGGCATTACCCCAAAGTGACCGCAGATAGAAGTGACAAGATAAGTGTCGAGGATTTCTCTAAATTTCTCGCCGTAGCCCTCAAATTGCACTGGGTCAAAGCCAGCTGGAAGCACACGAGCTCTCTTACGCTGCTCTGTCTGTCCAGCGAGATCATCATTAAGCGAGTCCTCAAGCTGACGTAGAAGGATTGGGTCATTACCAAAATCAGGATCTACCTTGAACATAAGCTCAGGTAGTACGCCGTCAGTCCACTCAGCGCGTAGCCACTGTTGGCGACGTAGGTAAAGGTCAGCGACAGGTAGGCAGCGCTCTACAGGAGAGGAGCCGTAGACGCTTGTAGCTTTACGATTGCGAACTAGGTAAGTCAGCTCGTCAGCTGTAAATTCTCCGTCAGCGTCTAAATTATCGTTTTGGGCTGTGAATTCTGTGCGTGGGAAGCCGTAAAGGATTTGCTGGTAGGCAGCATTAGGCGCCATAGGACGCATTCCACGGTCGTCGATAAGTGGCTTGATTGTTGCACCATCTAGGATTTGTAGTCCGTAGAGGTCGCCTCCTACGGTCTTTTGAGGCCAGATAGCGAGAGCGTCGATTACGAGGATTTCCTCAAGAGCTATCATCAGCCAGTCAATAAAAGTAAGTCCGTTAGCCTTATCTGGATTTTCCCAGAAAGTACGCAGACGATAAATTTCGTCTGAAAACTTCTCACGAGCCTGGGCCATAGCGCGAACGTGATCTCCACCAATTTCAGCCACAATTTTTTCGGCTGCGTCCTCTGCGATAGTGATATCCCAGTCGATTCCTGTGATTTTAGACTTCAGCACTTCTACGCAGCGACGAACTATGTCGATTTGGTCAGCTGCTCCGCGTAGAGTCTTGAACGGTACGAGCTTCTGCTCTGTAGCGACGTTGATATTTTGAGCGACCTGATACTCATAACGGCGAGGATCAGCGCGACCTGTGCTACCGACAGGGTTAATAGCGCCAGGGGTAATAGGCAGACCTGGAGCGAAAGGTACGTTACCAAAATTAGGGTTACGTGGGAGAGGTTTAGTCGTGTAGCTGTTATTTTGAGCCGATTGTTGCATTTGGAGCTCTGTCATAGTGACGGCCCCAGCTGGAAGGCTAGGAGACTTCTCGATTTGCTCTGCTACCGCTTTTGCTAGACGGTCGATTAGACCCATTGTCTCTCCTTTTTAGCGCCCCTTATTTTTCAGGCTAAGGTGTAATGCTATCAGTAAGACGGATACCACTTCGTAGTACCTGGATCATAAGTCATTGTGAGAGCTCTTGAAACTGTAGCTACTGAAGCGAGCGCGATATTTCCAGCCGTCGTCGTAGTGAATAAACCTGTAGGAATGAGGGTAATCGACCCACCGTTAGTTGAAATTGGAGAAGGAGCCGTGATGGTAGCGATTGCTGTCGTTCCCGAGATAAAGACGATTGGATTTACTGGTGCGATAGTCGTAGCTGACGCGATAGTAGGAGCGCCAGAAACCGTACCTGTGGCGATAATGCCGTTAGCTCCTAGCCTTACTATGGCTACGCCACCCTGATTTTGCCACTGTTGAAGATCACCGCTAGGTAGCGATACTGCTGCACCGCCTGACGTGTAAGTATCAGACAGAGCGTTTGTTACCGTGAATTGAGTTGCAGAGGCTGAGGCTATTGTGGCGTTAGTGAGGTTAAATCCAGCGCCAGCCGTGCCTGTGGGGTTTCCTGTTGAAAGTACGCCAGTAATAGTTACGGTCTGACCTGCAGCCATATAAATAGTGTTAGACGCCGTATAAGTAATAGTCGTACCGTTAGCCGTAGCAGCTGTGATTGTGCCTACGGTAGCGCTCGCTTTGACTGCAAGTGGAGTCTGATTGGCACCGACAGTAGTTATGACGACTGGCCCTGCGTTATTGACGTTATTTGTATTTGAGCCAGGAGTGATTGTTGCTCCAGTTAAAGACGAATTTCGTAATGATCCACTGTTAATCGTAAAATTATTAGCATATACAATTCCATTTTGATTTACTGAAGCCTGAACGACTCCAGTAGAGTTTTGCCATTCTTGCAGTGGAGCATTCTGATTTGCAATTCCTTTGGCAACGATAGGCACTGTGGTAAACGTGTTCGCCACGGCAGAAATTGAAGGAGAGTTATAGGCGTTTCCAAATACCGTAGCAGTTGCAGACGCTACGAATGTGGCTGCTGCGTTATAGACCGTGTAAGCGTAAGAACCTGATGAGCCTGAAATTGAAGTGACGACAGCCGTGGCGTTAAAAGACGCTGGAGTGAACCCAGTAAAAGTTACTGTTTGACCTAAAGCGAGGACTAAATTTGCATTGTTACCTGTATAAGTGGCGACTGTTGTTGAAGCAGCAGTCGCAGCAGTCCAGTTAAAATATGCGCTTGCAGAGACAACGCTCGTTATATTTCCAGAGTAAATCTGACCTGCAGCATTAACGCCTGAGAGGACTGTGCCAGCTGAGGACTGATTCTGAATAAGGTTAGCCGTTTGACCTGCAGCGCCTTTATTTGTAAGACCTACCGTAGTCGTAGCAGCTGGCGCGATTGTGTTAGCGCTTGTAAAAGTATTTGTAGTGGCTAGCTCAGGTACTACGGTGGTATCTACGATCAGATTAGAGGCTGAGGTCGTAAGTCCAGTACCGATATTGAGAGCTACCGTCTGTGTGCCTGAATTGTAAGTAATAGGAGCTGTAGCAGCGACTACGCCTGTGGCTCCAGTAGGGCCTGTGGCTCCTGTTGCACCTGTCGCGCCTGTGGCTCCTTGTATTCCCTGGGGAATACCAAAATTAAATACGGCTGCGCTAGTAGATCCTGAATTGCTAACCGTCGCGCTTGAGCCTGCTCCGAGCGTCGTCGTAGAGCCGACTGAGATAGTAGCTGCAGAGCCATTTGCTCCTGTGGCACCTGTGGCACCTGTAGCGCCAGTAGATCCTGTCGCGCCCTGTGGGATAGTGAAATTAAATACAGCTGCTGAAGTCGTGCCAGAATTTGTTACCGTGGCTGAAGTGCCAGGATTGCTTGTGGTAGTTGAACCTACGGCGATAGTAGCTGCTGAACCGTTAGCGCCTGTCTGCCCTGTCTGCCCTGTCTGCCCTGTAGCTCCAGTAGCACCTGTCGCACCCTGAGCACCTTGAGGCCCTTGAGCTCCTAGCTGGCTAACCGTTATCGAGGGCTGTTGATTAGTGACGATTACGTTTTGGACAGCCTGGGTGACTATGACGTTATCTGTCACGATACTCTCGACTGTGCAATAGTGATTAGACCGTCTGACCAGTCGTAAGCGACACCTGAAGCTGAGGTCGCCTTAATTCCGTAATAGTAAGTGCCGACTGGGATAGCTGCTGTCTGAGTACCCGTGACGCGATAGGTAGTAATGCCAGAAGCAGGCGTAGTGAGCGTAATGCCAGAGCCGATTGCAAGTCCGAGTACGCTTGAATTGTCCACCTGATTACGGATTTGTAGAGATACCGTGTAGCCAGTCGTGTTAATTGCTGCGCCTGTGCTGTCTTGCCAGGTAGTCGTAAAAATCCAGTCTATGCCCTGATTTACTATGGGGTTATATTGCGCCACTAGACACCTCCTGGGTTAATGATAGCGCTTTGACATTTAGGGCAGACTGACGTTCCCTTTGGTGATGGCATTCTGCAATTAGGGCAGAAGTCCACTTTATGCGAGAGATAGCGCATAGCTGGAGAAGCTACGGATAGCTCAGTAATAGCCCAGACTAGAGCGTCCATTCTGTCAGGAGAACTGCCAGATTCAGGCGTCCAGCTCACCATCTGATCCTCAAGCTCGTTAAATCCTCCTACGTGATGGACTTTGCCCTGTTCATAAAGAGCCGATACTGGCTCAGCTCTTACCTGCTTACCTCGTGAAGCTGTAACGAGCTTGATAGGCACCGTGTTATCCACGTGACGAATAACTAAACCGACCATATCTCCACCGTTATTTTTTTCTGCCACGATTCGATTCGCTTTGTATTGGTGATAGAGCTCGACAGCTCTTCTGGCCCAGCCGTCAGGAGAAGCTCGTAAAGTGCCGTCGTGGAGGACGTAATACTGTCCGTCCATAGAGACACCAGCGACTACTATTCCTGTCTCGTCTGAGTCCTCTCCAGAGGTCACTGCAGGGTCAATAGCGACGCATATCCTGGTCAGGTTAGGAGCTTCATCTACTCTGGCGTCGTCGATCATCTTTCTTGTCCATAATGCGCCCTCGATATCCTCGAGAAGCTCGCCGTACAGCTCCTGGCGTCCTAGCCGTGTGCCGTTATAGCGTAGCTGTAGCTCTACGAGAGCTTGAGGAGCGAGGTTAGCTGCGTTATCAAAGGTAGAGCCTCTCACGACGCGTACAGAGCCGTCAGAGCGTCCTACAAGGTTTCGCACGAGAGCTACAGGCTTAGGCGTCGTCGTAACTACTGTGCGTGGGTGGTCTCCTAAACGCAGGCCAAATTGAAGCTGATCCCACGTGTCTGAGTATCTCCAGGAGGAAAGCTCATCACACCAGGCGCCGTGAAATTGTGGGCCACGCAGACGGTTAGGCTCGTCAGCTGAAAAAAGTCGAATGAGTGATCCGTTAGTGAGCTTGATATGCCCATAGGTACGGTTATAGTCCTCGAGGACGCCGTACTCTCTCAAGATACCGATAATGCCTGAATTACCCTCAGCGCAGACGTCTCTTACGTCACCAAAGGTAGGAGCAATAATCGCCCAGCGCGTATCGTTATTTGTAGCTGCTTCCCAGGCTAACCATTCGGCAGCCATACGAGTCTTGCCAGCGCCACGGCCTGCAAGATAAAGCCAGGTAGACCAGTCGCCTTCATCTGGAAGCTGCTCAGTCCGAGCTAGGGTCGCTTCCCACTCTGCTCTCCGTATCGCTGTGCTCTCGTACAATTTTGATAATCTGTCGAGCTCTTTCGCGTAAAAGGTCTCCGTCATAGGTAGTCACCTCCACTTTAGACTCTTTCGGTGCGTATAAACCTAGTAGCGCTGCCTCCTCTTTCAGAAGCGCGAGAAGGTTAGGGAAAGCCTGTAAGTCCCCTGCCTCTACTTTGGGCCATAAAAGCCCTACAAGGTGCTCTAAGCGTCGTAGGTGAAGAGCTCGATACTCATTAACCGACTCCATAGGCGTACGCTCTGTAGCCCTTAGCCAGGCGTCTCTAGCTCCTGAGTGATCGGCGTAACCGAGCTGATTTGCGATTTGCTCAAAGGTTTTGCCCTCTAGCCGTAGCTGTACTACCTCGTGCTCACGCTGGAGGACTGACAGGTCTTTCTTGATTTTTTTAACGCGTTTGGGAGTTACCGCTACAGAATTGGTAATCTCAGACATAGCCTAACTGTACTGTAATCGTTACTACTGGTCTAACCTAGAAAATATGATTAGATTTACTGAGCGACGGTTTATTTTTTGGGGAAGAGATAAGTCGTCGTGCAAAACCCCATCTATCATTAAAAGGTAGGTGGGGTTTTTTGCATAGCTTCTAACCTAGCGTCGAGAAGATCATCTATGCTGCTTTCGAGTATCTGGCGTTTTCTCCAGTCCATACGATTTCCAAAAGTGTCGGTTTTTAATTGCGTGTACAGATTAGCAATAGCCTCATCTAGCTCAGCTATCGAGACTTCCTCTGTGACTACTACCGACATAAGTGGAGTTTAGTCTTGATTACTCTAAGCCTGCTCGATTCCTCATAATGATTACAGCTGACGGAAAAGGTGCAGAGTTAGGCTGATTGCCAAATTTCAGCCGTCCTCGGATAAATCGCACTTCGTGATCTATACAGTAATCCCACCACCAGGCAGTATCTGTACGAGCTGGGACTAAGCAAACGATTACCCCCCCTCGCTTACTTTCTAGGTCTGCTTTCTTGACCCATTCTTTAATCGCTCTACCGTACGGTGGATTTAGCCAGATAGTCTTTCCAGCGGCGTCCTCCGTCCAATTACGGACTAAAGCGTCTTGACGGTTTTCGTCTGGGTGATCTGGGCCGTACCATTCTGAGCAGAGAGCAGAGGATTCGAGAGCTGCTGCGTCTAAACCAAAATCAAACTCCGTGTGCAATTTTTCGTAAAAATCTCGAGGTGTCGTCCACGTATGGTCTATAGAAAGAAAAGCAGCCTTAAAATTCATTAAATATTTTCACCCTCGAGAGTGTTCATAATTTCCTCGCCTAACGCATAAGGGACTCGTGATCTATCTTTGGCACCCTTGAGACCCTGAGTACCTGTTTTGGATCCTCTAGGAGCTGCTTCGTGACAGGGCATTCCATTCTTACACGGAGTGCGAGGTGTCCAATTAGGCACCGTTCCCCATAAATCAGTCGGCTTCATTCGTGTATCGCCATAGGTGCAATATGTCACCGTGCGACGCTCATAGCCCTCGACTACTGGCAATTTACGGAGCATTCCGCGAGGATTTTCCATTAACCAGCCTTTTGTCGGTTTTAGATTCGTTATTAGTTTGAGAGTGTGCGCCACCAATAATTGAGAAATCCGTGCGCCTTCTGTTTTTGGAATATAAGCCCCCTTTCCTCCTCCCCAGTGATGGCCCATAGAGGCCACGCTGAAAGCCGTACAAGGAGGGGAAGCCCAAATAAAGTCTGGCTGACCGTATTTCTCTAAAAGATACTCTGCCGATAGGTTAAAGACGTCTACGTTTTCCGTAGCCTCAAAATACGTATCTAGCTCAAAAGTAATAACCGTGTGTCCAGCGTCTACGAATGCTTGAGTAGAACTACCTGTCCCAGCGAAAAAATCAAATATAAGCATTTAACGCGACGCTTTTTTGGCTGCGTAATCTTTGACCTCTTCAGCCACGTAGTAGACGTTTCTACCCTGGCGCTTTTTCCACTTAATCCTGCCTCGGTGCTGGAGCTGTCGCAGGTTATTAAGCGTGACCCCTAAATACTGTGTGACCTGAGTACAGTCCCACCATTCCTGATTCTCTACCACCCTGGAGTATCCTCGCTCTGAGTCGCTCCAGAAGCCTTAGTAACCTTAATAGTGATAGCTACGTCTGTAGCTGCAATTTCGTTAGAGGTTTTCTCTAAGCCGTCTTTGGTGTATTTAGAGACACCGAATTTACCTGTGACCGTCACGGAGTCGCCTTTGCGTAGCTCACGAGCGACAGCTGGGGCCTTATTTCCCCAGACCGTAACCTTGAACCAGATTGTCTCGCCCTCACCCTTTGCTTTGCTCCAGGGAGTGTGAGCTAGTGAGAATTGGCAGAGCTCGTATTCGCCTACCTGCTTAATCTCTGGGTCTGTGCCGAGATTGCCTTGAATAATGATCTGATTCATTTTGCCTCCGTAATTATTGTGATATTTCCATCTTCGAGTAATAGTACGACTGAGCCGTCAGCTCTCACTAACGGTACTTCAGTCGCGTTTTCCCAGCTATGCACCATATAGCCCAGCTTTTGAGCTACTGCAGGCTTCAAGTGAATACTGTCGGTTTTTAGATTGTGACAGCCGTGGTGAACCCAGACAAGGTTAGACACCGAGTCCTCTCCCCCACGAGATTTTAATTTACGGTGGTGAAGAGCCATAGTCTCCTCGGCTGGACAGTCGCAGAATTCACAATATCCAGCAGCTCGGGCCTTAACGAGCTCTACGACGTTTTTGTCTATCACTCGTCCTCCTCTTGCCACTCTTTAGGATCTACAGAAGGGACAGTCACCGTGAGTGGCTCTAGTACAGGTGTCCAGATACTCATAGCTTCTATCCCTTCTGTCGATTTAATACCAGTAATGTTTTTTCCAGAATGACCAGGCTTTGCAGGCTGATCCGTACCGTACTGTAATGTATCGTAGCCCAGCTTTCACCTGGATTAACGGATTTTTAGGTTTTAATGGGTAGTGATAATTACCCCAGGTTTGGGGTAAAAATTGAGCTATACCGAAAGCTCCAGAGCTCTTATTCAGCGCTTTGGGATTCCAGTGGCTTTCGTGCGTCCAGATTTGGTCTAAGCAGGCGTACTGACGATTTACGTCTTTCCACTGTTTAGAGATAAGCACTTTGCTATAAATCCTCGGTGACATTTGGATATGGACTAAGGATTTCATAGGCGCCATAGCTGCCTGAGCGCTTGTTACGTGCAAGAGTCCCACCGTAAAGGCTGTTAAGAGGACTCTGGCCTTAAAAACTATGCTGAGACCTTTACTCCTGATCCGCATACTCCGCAGGCGTTACCAGCGTAAATCCATTCGCCACACGAGCAGCGACTTATTTTCTTATCTTCGATTTCCTGGCTATTCATTTTCGTCCTCCTAAGTAAGAGATAGCGAATAGTGGCTAAATTATATCGAGAAAGGTTGAGCCTGCCAAAGGTCTACGCAGTGACAGGCTCAACCGTGAGCTAGGGTCAGGAAACCCATAGCTCGTATTAGGCTCAAAGCAGGTAGAGCCTAAAGATAGCGTCCAAATAAGGACATATAGCGTCTGCTAATTTGGATCACTTTGGGGTGAGGTGTTTTCCAGTCCAGAGCTGGGTATTTATCCAAAAGTCTCAAGCAGATACTAATTGGCACCTGCTTAGGTCTCGGCGCATATCCACCAGCTTCTAGGCCAAATTCTTTAGCGATATCACGGCGAACTTCCTCGTGATAATCACGAATAGGATCATCTATAAAAATCACGGCTACCACCTCCTACGCGTATTTGTAGAGATATAACCTTCTGGAAATACCACCTGGGGAATTTTTGGGTAATGCTTCTGTGCTTCTACCTCGGCAGCTTCAGCCAGATATTGACAGATACACTCGTCCACGTTTCTATCGTGTCGAAATTTTAGGCATATCTCCGCAGCTTCAGCTACGTTTAATTGACTCATTTCGCTCATTTCTTACCCCAAACGTAGCAAAAGCAAATACCAGCTATAAGTAAAAACCAATTCACCCTATAACCCTTTCGATAGCTTGAACGGTCGGACAAGGCCACATAACGTCATTTATCATTTTGACTGGGTTACAGGCTATGCAGATAAAAGACTCACAATTAGGGTTAGCGCAGTGTTTTAGAGGTGTGTGTAAATCCAGCACGGCTAAAAGAGCTTTATCGTTTCTGGATTTTAGCTGTTCAACGTTATAGGTACGCTCACCGTGGGTAATGAGGATAAATTCTTTCTGAGCGATTCTGGCTTTCAATTCGTCGTGCTTCATTCTTGATCCCCTAGCCAGTCAGCATAAAGACGAATTAGCTCGTTAATCTTGATATTTAGGCGAGCTGCTTCGTTATGGATTGCCTGCTTCTGGACACTTGAAAGACGCACCTGGATAGTTTCCTGCTTGTCGGCAGAATACTTCTCGCGCCACTTATTCGCTTCTGACACTCTGGTACTCCTTATCGTCGGTATAGGCTAAATCAAAGTGCTCTGTACAGTGATTTACGGATCCTGTTTTTTCGTAATGAATGGTGAGGACTGAATTACCGTCGCAGAAGGAGCAGGTCATAATCCCACGCACTTTTGCATAGTCCCCCAGCAATAACCATCTCCTACCCACCAAAGGTGATTAACGACATAAAATAAACCGTACAGCGCTATTAGAGCTGCAATAGATACGACGACTTTGCCTCTACGTGTAAGTCTCATTTTGCTACCTCAATTCTTGAAAAACATTTCATACGTTTTGCGCCTTCTGGTGTCTCCAGAATGATTACGCGCTCCCAGTCAGCCATACCGTGATCTACGAATTTAACGAAATCCTGAGCTGCGTCTAAAGCTGTGTCGTAATAATTTTTCCAGACGATACCGCCATCTTCGTAGACGGTTATTGAATGAAGTCCTGCCTGTGCTATTACCTTTGTGCTAGCTTTCATTTTCATTTTTCTTCCTTAACCTTAACTACGGCTGTTACTGAATACTCGTGACGAGCACGGCACCAAGTACCAGGAATATTGACGCGGATACGGCCGTCGCGTAATTGAGTAATTACACCTTGACGACCTTCCCAAATAGTGCGAACGAAAATTACTCGGTCTCCTACTTTTAATTCATTCATTTTATGCACCAGCCTTTTGATTACGGTTATGGATAATGTCGCGCTCAGAAGGGTTAATTACAATTTCCTTCCTTTTTCGAGTTTTACCTGTGACATTTCATTTCCTGCTTTCCGAGGGCTTTCCTGTCCCTACGTAGATAACTGTAACGGTTACACCCCTAGTGTCAAGTATCTATAGAAAGATTTTTTAGATTATTTTTGACCTATAAAGATATTAACGCCAGGCTCACCGTAGCTTTTAGTAGCTAGGATAGAAACCACCTGAGCGTCGTCACGGTAGACAATTCCAGTCAAAGCGTCTAACACGCCACGGATTAGTTTATCGAGGTCAGGTGGGACGGTAGGCATATCGCGCTTAATTGTCCGTGGCTTAAGCATAAAAAAGTCCAGCTGGATAGCTACTGGGCCTTCCATAAATTTAACCTCGTGCAATTTGGCAGCTAAAGCTACCGTCGAACGCCATACCGCCAGCGCTGATCCTTGAGAATGAACCATACGTCCATTTCCGACGTGCTTCATAGACCCCTGGGGTACAGGTAAGCCATCTACGCGGAATGAAATCACCGCGTAAGTATTACAGATTAAAGTACGAGTGTCACTACGTCTGCTATGACCTCGTGCTTTGTAGCTAGACCGTCGGTAATATAGAAATCGTAAGCGCCGTGATTATCTGGCCCTGAGACGTCTTTTACTACCCAGGCTTGACCGTGGATATAAACTTGATCGCCGTACTGGACTTTTGCTGGTGAGACTACTGTTGTCATTATTCCTCCGTCTGGGTGTAATGATTACTGTAATGATACACGAATTACGTAATTTAAGTGCCTTGAGTCACGCGTATTAGCTTTTTCAATTCATCTGGCATAGGTACCGCGTTAGCTTTCGCTGCCTCTCGCTCTAAATCGAGCCGTGAAGCCTTCTCTCGAGCGATTTCGGCTGCTTCCCTAGCCTTAGCCAGCTCCTGGGCTTTAATGTCCTCTGGGGATAGTTTTCGGGCAGGTAGAGGGTCGTCTAACCAGCGCTCCTGATTAAGCCAGGTACTAGCGTGAGCCGTGAAGCTAGGATCTCGATTAGGGTCGTCCCGATAGCGCTCAGCTGCAGATATCAGCTCCTCTGCGCTCGCTTTCTTTCGAGCTTTAACCCAGGCGGCCGTAGCTGCTCCTTTGGCTGTCTTTCGAGGATAGGTTTTCCAGAAAGCGTCGAATGAATATATCTTTTTATTATCTTCCTCTTCTTCTTTATCTTCCTCTTCATATATAGGCATTTGCTCAGCATTTGCTTCCTGAAAATCTAGCATTTGCTTAGCATTTGCTAGTCTTTTGCTTGCACCGATTAAACCATTTGCTGACAATTTGCTGGACTTAGCGCGAATTTTGTCCAGATCACGCTCTATTCTGGATTGAGTCCAGGTGTCACCGTCAATAATAAAAAACTCAGCTAACACTGGCTCGACCTCTTTCCAGCGTTCAGCTGAAAGCCTAGCTACGTGAGCTAGACGTCCATTTGAGTTATCAAGGGGTTTAGATCTTTGCCAGTAATTCATTAGCAAAAGCAGGTATGCACCGTGCTCCTCTGTCGTTAGGTGCGCTGTGTCGGCTAAGTAATCCGAGGTGTAAAGCTGCATATACGGTAATGAGGTCATTTTTGCTCCAATAATCTCGAGATAATCCATTCGACTACAGGTACGGCTACGGCGTTACCCATTTGTTTATATCGGTGACTATCAGCCTGTCCCTCTGTCCAGTTATCAGGAAAACCCTGCAGGCGTTCACACTCGATTGGGGTAAGACGGCGCACGGTAGACCCAGTAGAGACTCCGTGTCCACTGACTCTATCTAAAGTAAACATTGGATCATTAAGCTCGCCATAACCTTTACCCTGCGGCCCAGAGGTGTCTGCTCTACCGATAATCGTCCCCTGAATGGGATAAGTAGAAGCCACCATAGAGACATTATTTCCTCCTGTCCCCATACGAGAAGTAAGAGTATTCATAGTCTCGCCTTGAACCCTAGCGCCGTCGTGATAGTGAGGGTGAAAGACTGTAACCACCGTGGCACGTGACTCGCCTGTGTTATCCATAACGTTTAACGTAGGAGATACGTCGCGCTCGGCCCAAACCTCGGCAGGTAATGAACCGTCCTCAGCTCTAGCTCCTGACCGTATTACTTTGACGAATGGCTGAACTATTGCTATTCCACCTTGATTTGCTGAAGGATTTAATGCTGCTGTATCTATAGTTTTTGATAAAAATACTTCTCTGCACCCCGAAACTGGATTAGCGGATTTCATAGAATTACTTGCAAGAGAGTCAAAAGAATAAGCTACAGAATTACTAATAACTAAATCCGTAGCGTCTTTGTAATCCCTAGCTTTTAAGACGCCAGCAACCTGATCTAATTCGTAATCTCCGAAATCTCGCTGGCGCGCGAGAGAGCTTCCATTAGTGGAGGTGGAAGAGTCTTGCCCCTTCTGCTCGCTCTGTTGATTATCCCCTGCGCTGCTTTCGAGGAGATCAAGTATTTGTGCAGGTGTTCGCCCTGAGTCTCCAAGACGTCCGACAATAAACACTCTACGGCGTCTTTGGGCGACTCCGAAATATTGCGCGTCGAGAACTCTGTAAGCGACCCCATACCCGAGCTCAGCCAGCGACCCGAGGACGGTACCCATATCGCGTCCTCCGTTAGAAGACAAGAGACCTGGGACGTTTTCGAGGATAAACCATTTCGCTTTCGTTTCTTTGAGGAGTCGGTGGATTTCCCAGAAGAGTCCCGACCGTGCTCCTTCAAGTCCTGCTCGCTTTCCAGCGACTGAGAGATCCTGACAGGGAAAACCTCCGACGATAATTCCGTCTGAGTTAAATCCGAGCTCTGTGAGTTGATTTCCTGTGACATTACAGACGTCCTCCAATATTTCAGTATCTGGAAATTGTTTTGCTAGGACTTTCCTAGCGTGTTTATCTATATCTACTGCTGCTACGACTTCTACTCCTGACCGTGATAAAGCTAGGTCAAAACCTCCTACGCCTGCAAATAATGAAACCGCCTTCATCTTTCCTCCAAAGCCTCGTGGATCATAGATTTAGTAATGCCCTGCTCTTCTAGGTCTTTATAGACCGTGAGCTTTATTGACTCTTTACCGCCTTTAGTGAAAGCTCGGCGCTCGTCTGTTTCCATACCGCCCCACCAGCCGTAGTTTTCGTGACCAGCTGCATACGCTAAGCAGTCTTTCCAGATAGGGCAGCTAGCGCAGAGAGCGCGTAAAGGTTTGATATAAATTTCTGGATCGGGGTAATGAATTTCCTCGATACGGTAAAAAACCTCAACCTCTACTCCAGCGCAGGCTGCCTTTCCCCAATTTACTTCCGTGTACTCGGGCAACCCACTTCTCCTGACGCGTCGTAGTAATTACAGTAATTCGCGCAGAATACAGCGTCTTTTTCTGGAGCTGGTACCGACTCGCCAGATACGGCTAGAGCTTTTACCTCTGCTAACCAGGCTAAACCCTGTTGAGCCATTTCTGGGTCGTATGGCTCGCTATGGCTTTTGATTTGAGCCATTTCACCGTCACGAGGTACAGCGACAAGAGCTACATTTTCTACTTCATATCCATTCGCCGTGAGAAGGTAGCCGTAAATCTGTACCTGCATTCTCTGTTGAGCACTAGGAAAATAACGCAGAGACTTTAGTTTTGTAGTTTTCCAGTCCACGATAGTTTTCTGGTCTTTGATATAGAGGTCTACGTGGCCCTTAAGGTCTCCAGCGACGAATTCTTCCTCTATAAGGAAATTGTCTCCGAATGGATCCTCTCGCTTGATAGCCTCCGCTACGCCAGCGTGGATAAACGTTCCCAAAATAGCTGCGAGAGATTCCGTGTCAGGGTTAGTCTCTGGCGTACCTACCAGCTGGTGATACACCTGGCGACGACAACCGCCTATCTGGGAAGGCCCTATCTCCACCTGGGTAGAGCGATCACGAGAATTGTCGTAAGCCGTCAGCGACTTAGCGAGCAGGTTAGATAAGTCCATTAGTGGTCTCCTAAAATCTGATCGCCAGGTAATCCCTTTGTAGCGATAATTACCGCTGCCGTTTTTGTGCGCTTAGAAGCTGCGTACCAGTCTGAAGAGATATCAGTCGGCGTCTCTAGGAAATCAAGCTCTCTAGCAATTCTATTGCGCCAGTAAGACTCGAAACGGTGAGCGATAATTTCATAGCTCAAGCCACCGTCAATTTCTGTAAAGAGAGCGTCGCCTGTAATAAAGGCTAAGACTTGATCGTGCATAGCAATTTGATTCACTTTGTTTTCCTCACTATGTCTATGGCTACGAGAAAATCAAAACACGGCTCGTGTTTAGCTTTCTTTCGCTCGTCCCAGCTTTTACGGCATTGAGCGCAGACGAATTTTGTAAGTTTCTTTTCCATCTTTTTACGAACGCGCTTAAATTTCATAGGTCAAAACCTGCTCTTACTGAAGTACCGAGAGAGCGAGCTAGGTCGATTTGAGTCCTGACTCGACTGGCGTTAGCTCGAGAAGCTCTTACGATTGCGTCAGCCTCGCCCATTTGACGGTGCAGATTCTGATTCTCAATAAGAGCTATGTCCTCGCGCTCCTGCACGGTGTAATTTTTACCGTTAGGCGCTGACTTTCTCGATAATTCGATACGGACTTTAGCGAGCGCTATTTCATAGTCGGCCTTGACCGTGGCGTAGTTATTTTCTGCAGCTACAAGGTCTTTGTGGCTGTCGTCCAGCTCGTCGCTGAGCTGGCGCAGCCTCCTTTCAACCTGTCCTGGAGTAACGACCGTATCAGTCATTGGTATTTGGTACTGACTGGAGCTTACGGTTTTCGATTTCTAACACTTTCCAGGTATCAGAGCTGTAACCGAATGGATCTGGCTCAAGTAGATAACCTGAGCGCTCGAGAGCTTTACCCAATTCCACGGAGTCGATTTTCAATTCTTTAGCCACGCGCTCTACGGCTACCTGCTGGTAGTTAATAGCGACAAGCCAGCCCATAGTGGGCTCAAACTTATTCTCTTTCTTACTCACTGACGGTCTCCTTTTCAATTTGTGCTACTCGAACGTTAATCGCGTCGAGGACGGTAGTGCCATTTGCTTTGCACTCGTGGAAATCCTTTTCACGTGTCCAGAGCTGACGCAGAGTAGATAAATCCGCTGTCGCTGCAATTTCAGCGAGAATGGATTGCGCGTAAGAGATTTCAGCCTCTGTATAGACGCGCTCAGCTTTTGCGATTGGCTTAAAATTCTTAGGTGCTGGTACTCGACTCAAGCCGACGTCTGAGGTCTTTTCTTGACGGTTACGTACCTCTTCAGAGCTAGCAATTCCCTTACGAGTATCAGCTGCTAGGACGGCGACGATAGCGCGACCCCAGGCTGCTGTCTCTGCGTTTTGGACTTCAGAGTCTCGGGTGAAATTGGTAGGCCCTGGGATTGGCTCCCAGGCTGTGCCGATTCCAGGACGGATATCTTCTGGAGTACGGAAAGCTGCTGCCGTATAGATAATCCAGTCTTTTCCTGCTACCTGGACGAATTCGTATTTAACCTGTTGCAGTGATCCTGTTGGGTATTTCTCTCTGAATTCGACGATACGCGTAGCCACGTCGATATAATCCAGAGGCCCTTTGTAATTCTGAGCCATCTTTTGCCTCGTTTCTGTGGAGCTTCTATTAAGCTCGGTCAGGGTGTAATCTATAGCACCCCACCGACATTAGACAAGCACCCTCTCGGGTGTGTCGAACCTGTAAGGAATGAGAGGATAGGACTATGGCTGCTTTTTCTTCTATTGAGATTTCCCTGGGTGGACTTACTGTGAACGTCCAGACGGAATTGTCATACCCAGACGCTATCGACGATCTGTGCGCTCGTACTCTGTCGGTCTTTAAGGAGGCTGTAGCTACGGCTAAAGCTAACGATATCGACATTACGGTAATGAGCCTTCACACTGATTACTCAGACGACGACGAATAAACCTACGCATTAAATAAAAATAGCCTCGTAATACGGTTTTTAGGGCCGTAGAAGGAGGCTAATTTTATGCACCGAAATCCTTACGGCGCTATCTCACACTCACCGAGATAAATTGCTTATTTAGTTTTTCTGGCATTTTGCCATTGGCTGAAACTTACCCTACGCGAGCTGTAATCCCAAACCTATTTCAAGATACGACACGCGCTTTATTTTTACCTTTGTATCGGCAAAATCTGTGGTAGTCGGCATTTCGTGATCTACCCAGTCCAGCTTAGCCTCAGAGAGATTAAAGGCCCAAACCCCTTGAGGGGTTGAGCAGATATAAATAGGCAGTAGACCTCTATCAGAAGCTGCCCTAATAAGACGGTCAAATTTTGATTTTTCTATTAAGAGCTTGTCGTAATGAGTCCGACGGCATTTAAGCTCGACGTAGATTCTGTTATTTTCTGAATAGCAGTCCCAGGTTGAGTAAGGGTCGGTAGAGCGTGTTAAATCTTCATAACCTAAATCGCGTAAAAGGTTAAATAGGTCAAGCTCGTTCATTATGCCTCCGTCTCATTAGACTCAAAAAAGCAACCGCAGCCACCTATATCAAAAGTATCTATCAAAGTCGGTGCGTTTTCAGCTCTACGGCGTAGCTCGACTAGAGGTAAAGGTTTTTTTACTCCAGCTACGGTTTCGCTCAAAATAGAAACGTCTTTTTTTAGAAAATCTCTCATTTCTTGCTCTTTGGCTTCCCATACGGCAAAGCGATCAGGCATAACCTCAAGGAGTTTCTTAAATTGCCCTTGTCCAGCTCTGACGCAGCCTCCACCGCAGTTATTATGGCTAAAGCCTAAATCGTAAAGCCGAGGGGTCGTAATTCCTTCACGTTTAGCCCATTCGATAAGCTGCTGCTTTTCAAGATACGGTGGCTCTGTCAAAGGAGCTTCTGCTTTATATGGCAGGTAATTTCTAACGATTGCTGGAAGCCTGTGGGTTTCCGTCCAGTCAATTCCTACATAAACTACGGTATTTTCTGGATCACAATTTGCCTCAAGCCAAGCTCTAGCTGGCTTTTGTTTGAGAAGGTGAGAGCAGTTAGCCAAACGGCTATTACCTAAGAATTTTTTATCCTTAAATACTTTCCAGATATCTCGACCCTCATTAAGGTAGACGTAAGTGCCACCGACGTTAGCGACCGCTTCCTCTATAAAACGGTAAGTATCTTCGTCCTCTCCAATATGAGGAGATTCTGCAGACCCTTTGACGTCAGCAAAAACGAGGTATAAATCTTCTGTACCGTATTTTTCAGCTACTAATTTTGCTGTACCCCAGGAGCCAATACCACCTGAAAACATTACGACGCGTTTCATCTATTCTCCCCAGCTAATACCGATAAATCACGGCGCGGATCGTAATTAGCACCTACGACAAGGGAGACGATTCCAGTAGGAGACTCAAGGCCTTTAGCGTTCCTAAACCAGGCTGAACCGCCGTCCATAGCTGGGACTTGAAGCCATAAACGAGGGCCTACCTGTTGAGCTAGAAAGTGATGGTAGTGACCAGTCAAGAGGATATCGGCTGAACCGATAGCAGTTTTTCCTGTCGCCTGACCCTGCCACCATTGAGCAGCGTTTCGAGATTGGTGTCCGTGAGCGAGTCCCACCATTACGCCATTAAGGTTAATAGCTAGCGTCGAGTTATCCTTTTCTGGATATCGAAATTCGATATGAGCCAGAGCTGGATTTTCAGCGCAGATATCCTGGACTGAAGCGACAATATCAAGCTGCCACGAGTCGGTCGGATCTGTTAGAAGCATTCTGTGGGTTTCGTCGTGATTGCCTGGTACAGCTGGGATTATGACTTTCTCGGCTATTGGAGCGAAAGCCTTAACCCAATTAAGCAAAATACGACGGCCTAAACGTACTTGAGCTGTTATGCCTAAATCGCTTCTACCGAGGATTTTTCCATTTTGAGAGGTGGATCCTTCTATGCAGTCTCCTAATTGAGGTAAGCAGACTGAGCCTATTTTTCTTCCAATTTTAAGTAGCTCCCTATGACGGAATAGGGAGCTATCTACGGCAGCGAGGACACGCCTAACGGTACCCTCTGTGCCGTCCCCACCATCTTTGCCGTACTGGGTATCCCCTATGGCGTAGATAGCAGTTAAATCACCTGTCTCTTGCTTTTGTCCAGCTTTAGGCCGCCACTTAGAGATTTCGTGGAGGAGCTGTTCAATATCGAGCTGAGATTCTGCGCGAACCTGGTCTGCAGGTTTTACATTAACCCGAGCTGCTTCTAGCCATTCACCGTCGTATCTTTGCCAGCGAGATTTACGGACGCTTACGACTGTCCAAACCGTAGGGTCTAGGTCAAATTCCTTAAATAGCTCTACGGCGTCTGGTAGATCTCCAGCTGTTTTAGGCGTAGAAATAAAGTAACCGCCGTCATTACCTATATCTAATCGCGCTCGCCATTCTTGAGGAGTGTTACTTTTGCGTGAGTCCGAGCCTGCTCCGTGAAGCTGAGTGAGCTCGTTAAATTTACCCTCTAAATCCACGATCTACAATTTCCTTGTAGTGACGTAAATAGCCAAACTTATCGTCGTAACTATCTTCGTGTGCTGGATTGTGGAAGAGTCGGACTGATTTAAGCGAGTCCATAAGGAGTGCGACCTCGTGAGCTGGTATGTCGTCAATTTTGAGGAGTGCTCCCCAGATTCGTCCAATAGCTGTAAATTCTGTTTCAGCGTCTCCATATTGGTCAAGCCTCTCTGCTAGGATTTCGTCTACTTTGTCACGCATTGACACTCTCCTCGTCTGTGTTTATAGATTGTATTTTCAGAGAGGGATAACCCTTCGGATCGAGCTGCTCTTGCAATAACGTAAGGGCTTAAATTACTTTTAATAGCTAAATCAAGAGCTTTGGCGTTTTTTTCGTCTAAAGTAGTTAAAAGAGCATTTACTCGACACTGGTATTTTTGGGGTGTTTTTTCTTGAAAGGCTGCCTCTAAGTCCATAGTAGGGGAGTCTATATCTAAACCAGAGGTAAAGGGTTACGACACGCTAAAGGATACTTTCATAAGCAGTATCGAAATCGTCAATATGGGTATCCACGTCACGGTGGATAGGTATAAATATCGCCGTGACGTGGCTACTCATTAGGAATTACTTTGTAGTTTTTGGCGTACCGTCAGGGTTAAGCTCTGTGATTCCGTACTGATTTGTAAGCGGAGTAAGTACAAGAGCCAAAGCTGCGATAGCCGAGCCTACAAGAGCCTCTACAGGCTTTGATAGGTGCAGGCTGTGAGCATAGGTAACGGCGACGGTGAACACTGATCCAAGTAAAGCGATTAGCGCGTGGCGTAGCTGGGGTGAGAGTTTTTCAAGCATTTTCTTCCTTCTTCCCAATTAGATTTCGGACGTATTTCTCGGCCTCAAAATCGCTAGCTGAAGCGTGATGGATACCACCTACGCCCCTATGGTGCTTTTCGCATAGCCATTCGAGGTTATCGGCTGATTCTACCCACGCTCCTACTTCCTCGGGATTGGAAATACCTGGATAAACCGTTTCTAGCCATTTAAGGTCTACGCCGTTTTGGAGGCTAAATTCGACGTGGGAATGATGAAGCTCTAGTCCTCCATCACACTCAGAGAAATCCTTACGAGCTCCTCCGATAGCGCACACGGCGCTGGCTTTTGTGCGCTCACGGTAGGCGTGAAAGTCTTTGTAGTGGGGATCGCTTTCGCGTGGCTCGTGATTCGGATAATGGACGATATACGAGTTAGTAGTCTTTTGATTGTGTGCATTTGTCACTGGCTGACCGCTTTTAAGAAACTAGCTAGGGGGAAATTGACGCCAGGATCTGTATGGCCCCCAGCGATTTTCTTAGCTGCTGTAATATCGGAATGGTAGACGAAACCCTTACTCTTGCTGTCGAGAATTTGAGCAGCCGTGAGGTGTACAGCTGGAATTGAGTAAGTCTTGCATAAAGCCTTTGAGAGCTCTACGAGGTGAGCCATTTCAGCCTTAGAGTAGGCGTCGCTCCATTGAGCCACCGTCTGAGAAGCTGCGCCTGCGAGCTCGATAGAAATAGATTCTTGATTTAGCCCAAAATCGTCTACGGCCCAGGCTGTATCGGTATCTTTGACGGACTGATAAATAGACGTATTGTCTACGCAGTAATGCGCTGAAGCCTGCGGAGCTGTAGCACCTGCAAACCATTCGGCTACCTGATGAGCGCGTCCAGCCGTCTCAGGAGTCTCCATAGTGTGTATGACGATCATTCGAGGAGTCTTGCCACCTCGCCCAGCCGTAAAGTGCTTAGCCTGCGTAAAAGGGTAAATCATTTGTCTACTTCCAATTTAGTTTTAATAATTGCCTGATTTATCTTCAATTCCTGAAGGGCCTCGTCCTGGCGATTCATCTGGTCTTTCATAGAGCCTCCACCGTTTTCGTAGAGTTGATACTCGATTTTGTCTAAGCGCTTGTCTAGCTTAGAGAATGATTTGTGAAGCCAAAAAAGAGGTGCGCCGATTATGACCACGCTTTCCAAAAAGGCCCATATAGCCTGAGTGACCGTATCGGCATTATTCCAAAAATACATATTTGCGCCCTTTCGGGTTATGAGTTAGCTCCAGGTAATTGTCTTAATTGTACCTGTTGAGTCCACTACCTTCAGAGTGTTAGAAGTGCTGTTAATCCACATATCCCCATTACGACGGTTAGTAGGATCTGTTGCAAGAATTGGCACGGTAAAACGCTGAGCTGTCTCGAGCTTACGAATACGTGCCAGGATATCGTCAAGTAAATCTTTCCAATTAGGCTGAAAATTTAGATATGGCATAGTGACCTCAATTCGACGTAAGCGAAAGAGTAATAGTAACTAATTCGGGTTGATTGCTTTCTCCAGCTTGCACCGTAAAAGCCACAATTCTATAAATAGTGTCCAGCTGGGAGGTAAATCGGTCGTCAAGAATACGAATACGAGCGTCGTCGCCTACCTCATAAGAGCCAAAAATCGGATCTGCAATAGCTGGAATAACGATTTTAACCGTGGTAGGTGGGTAGGAGGTAATCGCTACCTGAGCCGTGGCTAGGTTAGACAATAAGGTCGCGTCTGCCACGTCGCCATAATTGGACTGATCCTCGAGGACAGGCCACCCAGCCGTAATTTTTGTGCTGTCTACAGCTGTAGAGATTAAGCGTCCAGGGTTAGAGCCTGCTCCTAGCGCATAAAGGTTATTGACAGCGCTTGAGCCGTCCTCGGGCCACGAGTATTCAGTGATATTGCCTGGAAGCTCAAATACTGGGACGGTCGTAGAAGTAGTCGTATATTTGCGACCGTAGCGCGGATAACCCAAACGGAGTAGCTTTGCAGGGTTGCCGTTAGAGTCGTAATAGACCTGGATATTAAAATCAAAGCCTGTAGCCGATTTAGATAGCTCTTGAATAGCTGAGAGCACCGTCTTATATTCGTAGCCGTAAAAAGTACGATTTATGAGGACGCCAGAGGTCTCAGAGCCTACGGCGATACCGATATTACCGTTAGTAATACCTTGAGCATTATTTACGATTGTCTGGACAGCCGTAAGCTGATCTGTATTAGCAAAGACCGTATCCGTCGTAATACGACGACGCTCAAAATAAGACTCAAATTCTCTGGCGTTGAGGGTAATACTCTGAGATTTAGAGCTGTACTCACGATTCCAGAGAATACCTCCCCAGACCAAAGTACCGTCTCTGTCTACATAAATAGCCGTGCGAGCTGGGATAGTCGCAGCCGAAACGTTGAAATCAGCAGCGTTAAGGCCTGCTAATTGAAGCTCTGCGCTAAAGCTACCTGGAGAGTTAATCTGTTGAGAAAATTGAACTTTAGTGAGGGGTAGCTCACCGATAATCTGATTACTGATTAGGTCGGCAAAAAGATAACGATAGCTAGCCATTTACCGACCTTTCTTTAATCCGCTATAGGTGTTTCTGCCACGAGCTCGTATTTTCCATTATTACAGGAATTACACGAGGTAAAAAATTGAGGATCATTTTCCTCACGCTGCTCTACGTATTCGTGACCACACGTTGAGCACTTATATTCATATCTAATAGTCATTTTTAGCCCTCTCTATTAGTAATAAAGGAGAATGCAGCCTACGCCACCAGCACCTGCAAGAGCAGCTGCCGTACCCGACGCACCGCCTCCACCGCCACCTTGACCGCCAGCTCCACCGACGTTACCGCTTGAAGGATTGCCTACAGCAGCTGCACCGCCACCGCCAGCGCCTGAAGTAGTACCTGTACCGCCAGCAAAAAGACCTGCGCCACCGTTACCGCCACCGCTTGCACCGTTACCTGAACCGCCACCGCCAGCTATGGCTCCTAGTCCACCATTAGTGGCTGCACCGCCACCTGCACCGCCACCGCTTACGCCAGTACCACCGACAGTAGACGCTGCACCGCCATTTGCTCCTACTGCTCCAGAAGGTGATCCGTAATAACCTGTTCCACCTGTTCCACCTGTTAAACCGCCACCGCCAGCACCGCCAAGAAAACCTGCTCCACCTGCTGTTGTTGAAGAGTTGTTAGAACCGCCACCGCCACCGCCAGCTGAAAGTCCACCAAAAAAAGTAGTACCTCCAATATTTCCGCTAGAACCTGCTGCGCCGACCGTACCGCCAGCGCCAATAGTGCAAGGAGTGGTAGTTGAGACTTTTGCCCACCCAATAGTGACACCGCCACCGCCACCGCCACCTGGAGTACCGCCTGAACCACCAGCGCCACCGCCACCTACGACAATAGCGTAGACCCAGTTAATACCTGAAGGAATAGTGACAGTCGTACCAGAAACGATTGTTTGCTGAAGCGTGAGACCGTAAGGAGCGTTTGTATTAGCTAACGGTAAATTTGTAGGTACAAGAGAAGAACCCATTTAATTAGTCTCCTTAGACGATCTGAACGCCTGATATATGGAATGAAACTGTAACCGCTGACGCGCCACCTGTAATGGTCTGAGTCGTAGTTAGTACCTGCTTAAGGTCGATATAGATAGTCGAGTTAGCAGGAATAGCAGTAGCTGTGTGGAGAGCTGTGTTAGCTCCAGCTGTACCCATACCGAGAGTAAAGGTTGCTGCTGAGGACGCTGTATTTGTTACGGCGATACTTGAGACGACAGTAGTCGTCGAGGCAGGTACTGTATAAAGCACCGTGGTCGTAGTTAATGAAGCAGCTGTACGCGCCAGGATTGTAGGTGTCGTTGCCATTTGTTACATAGCTCCCATCAGAAGTGCCATTATTGTATCGGGAAGAGACCCGATAGAGTTTGTGCCAGTTTGGACGATATTACCTGTTGAGGTAAGACCAGCCACGGTATATGACTGGGTAGCATTAACACCGATAGAAGTCGTAGTGACGACGCGTAGATCCGTGATATTGGCATTAACGATTGAGGTTACGTTAGCTCCTACTAAAACCTGCGCTAAAGCGATTGAGTTAGCAGGGGTAGCAGGCACGGTAGGAGACGCGTTAGGCGTACCAGCGATAACCTGGAAAGTAACGTTATTAAGCGAACCTGTGTAATACGCGTCATTGACGGTGACTACTACGAGGTCGATACGTGGAAGAGTCGCGTTAGCCGTAGTAAAAGTAACCGTCGTCACACCGTCGTTATAGGCCGTATAAGCGCCCATATTGGTCTGGGTCGTACCGATAATAACCGCGTATCCAGCTGCTACCTGAGCCGTCATAGCTGGAGTAGCAGACTGGGTTACAGCTAGGTCGGTCGCATTGACGATACCTGTAGTTTTCCAGATAGCCTGAGCTGTTAGACGGTCATTTTCGGCAGGGTGCGATCCCTGCTGCAGCCAGCTAGGGGGTGTCCTTAACGCCATTGGATCTCCTTTTTAGATATACGCATTGTAGTAGTTTATCGTCGCGCCAGCGCCTGCCGTAGTGCCAGTAGCCGTGAAGTAATACTGAGACGTCCCTGGGGGAGCTCCAAACCATTGAGAAGAGTTAGAAACAAGGTTACGAGCAGGGTTTCCGTTGAGCAGAATTGTACGATTAAGCAGGTTAATTACGAGGGTATCGGTAGAGACCATTGAGTAATTTAGAGATATAAATTGACCGCTGGTATAGCTACCGACCGTAGGGTTAGTAGCTGGGCCGACTATCGTAATCGTAGGGTAAGTCGTCGTCGTACCCTGATTTATGACTAGCCCAGTATTAGTCTGAGAGCCTCCACCGTAGGTGACGTTATAGGTACGGTTATATCCGCGTCCTAGAGGTGTCTGAACCGTAAGAGAGGTCGTATTTACCGCATTGTCGTAGTAACGAGGATCAGGACAGAAGAAATCGTACTGAGCCTTAATCTTGCCGTAGGTGTAATCGGGGTCAATAGTGACCAGATTTTTACGGACACGAGCGTTAATAAATTGAAGTCCTCCAGCATTTGAGAGCTGGAATTGGAGGGTAGAGGTACCGTTTTGCTGAGGTTGAAGAGCTGCCTGAAGGAGATTGTAATTAGCCTGAGCGCTAAGACCGTTACCGCCCATAATCTGAAGCGTGACAGTAATTGTACGAGCTGCGAGGAAATCCCTACCGCTAATCATTCCGTCCTGGTAGCCACGATCTGAGTCCTGGACACGTAGAGTAGGCAGACCTTCTAGGCCGTCTACCTGAAGCACCTGGTAAGGAGAGCTACCGCCACCAAATACGAAACCATTAAAAGCGAAAGAGTAGTTACTCAGCGAGGTTACTGTGCTCACATTCCCACCATTCCGAATTTAGAAATCTTTACTATCGCATTCTGGATATCGTTAGGCGCCGTTGATCCATCTACCGTAATAGGCGCGTGGATTGAGACTCTAGGCTCTAATTGTAAATCTGAGGTAGAGGTAGGCATACCTGAATTGACCGTACCTGACTGAATTCCTGTCGTGAATGCTGGGGTAGTTGTCCCAAAGCCAGGGATACCAGAAACCTGTCCACCGAGACCTACAATTTTTGCAGCCGTAGCGTCGATTTTTGCCATAAGAGCCGTGAGCTGCTTATCGGTACTGTCAGAAATACTCTTAATAGCCGTGTCATAGGCCTCTTGAGCTGATTGAAGAGAATTAGTAAGAGAGTCCTGAGCCTTTTTAAGGGCAATATCTCGAGCGTTTCCAGCTGCTGTTAGAGCTTTAGCGTAAGCCTCTTGAGCCGAATTAAGAGCGTCCGTGTATTTATCCTGCTCTGTTTTAAGATCAGCCGTGAGCTTAGTCTGATTATCGGCTAATTGCTTCTGTAAATCTATGCCTACCTGAGCGTAGGCTTGAGCCATAGCCTGAGTAGCGAAAGTCGTACCGTCGTTCATAGACTTAGCTAGAGCGTCAAGTCCATTCTGAGATACAGAGTCAATTTGACCGTAGAGATCCTTAATTTGAGCAGCTGTCTCTGGGGTAGCGTTGAGCACTGCTTGAGCCATCTGGTCGCCTAGTACAGGCCCCTTAGCGATAACCTGGTCAATAAACGACTGCGAGTATCCAGCAGCTGAGAGTTTTCCAGCGTCTTTCTGAAGTTGAAGAATTTTGTCAAGCTCAGATTTAAGGGAAGTAGCTAAGCCTGTAGCCGTGTTTCCACCGCTGATAAAGAGAGATCCGAGGTCTATCTTTGTGTACTTTTCCCAGGTGCTAGTCATAACGTCCATTGACTGCTGAATAATTGCCTGGCGCTTATCGACTGCGTTTTGCTCAATTTGGAGAGCGTTATCGGCTGCTGCTTTACGGATAGAAGCTAGAGAGTCCTGGTGATTTTGTTCAATAGACTCGACCGCTTGAGTGTAATTAGTTAAAGCTGCTTCTGTTTTATCCTGGTAAGCCTGGTCGATATCTGCTTTAGCCTGGTCAAATTTGGTCTGAGCGTCTATCTGTTTTTGTTCCCAGTCAGCCTTAGCTTTGTCCATCTTATTTTGGCGATCCGTCAGGACAGCATTATATTTATCCTGAAGAGCGAGCATTTCGTTTTGAGCTTTTTTGAGAGCTGCAGCCTGTTTAGCTGCTGCTGCTGCGACTTTGCCCCCTCCTGCGTCGTGAGCTAGACCAGTAATATCTGGACTACCGCCAGCTGCACCGCCAGCGTTAGCGAGCGCGTCTTTAATATTAGGAAATTTAATGCTGATTTTCTTATTAGCTAATCCTTCTAAGCCGTCGGCAAAGTGATCTACGCTGTCGGCAGCTTTACCTAAATCTCCAGGAATATCCTTAAATATGTCTAGGGCAGCTTTGGCGTACTTTCCCACCTTTGGTAAGTGAGAGAGAGCTTCGAGAAGCATTTGGACAGGTTTAAGCACCGTGGATTCTAAGAAACTAGCCCACTCTGCCAGAGCACGAATAACGAAAGCGACGGCGTGGATAATCATTTGCAGGCCACCGACGATACCTTTACGAACCCAGTCAAATTTATTCCAAAGGAAAACGAACCCAGCGACGAGTAGCCCAATAGCTGCGATAACTAGGACTATCTCAAAATTGGCAGCGAGCCAGGCTGCAGCTTGATTGTAAAGAGCCACCGTCATATTCACTACGACAGCCATAAGCACCGTGCCGACTACGAAAGCGATAGCCTCCATTATGGCTTTATGCTCAGAAAGCCACTTCATAGCCCCAATAAACCAGCCTTCGAGCTTTGTGAGGACTGGAAGGAGGAGACTGCCGACCTTTTCCTTTAGATCCTCAGTCTGGACTCCGATAATTTCCATTTTTCCAGCGTAAGTCTGAGCGTAGGCTGCAGCTTGACCGCCGATTTTCTTATTTAATTCGTCGAATGCTTTAGAGATAGCTTGATTCTTAGGAATATGCGTATCTAGGGTAATGCCGAATTCACGGAAAGCTCGCATAGCGCCAGTAGTACCGCGTGTCAGAATAGAAGCAGCCGAGGCTAAATCCTGGTGCTTGAGACGAGCGTAATCAGCTGCTACGCCCATAAGACGCTGAGATTCTGTTACGGATCCTGTCGCCGTGACCATCTTTGTAAAAGCATTACGGACGTCGTTACCCTTAAAGCCGAGAGCGCCCATAGCCTCAGTGCTCTTCATAATAGCTTCACGGTTAGCGTCGGTATTGACCTTCGCGTTATTCATAGCCGTACTAAGAGCAGCGATAGAAGTCTGAGCCTCTTCAGCAGCTTTTACGGATTCCTCAAGAAATCCTTTAATTTCAGATAAACCTTTTTGGATTGCCGAGCTTGCAAAAGTGCCGAGCATAACCGTCTTGAGACCAGTGAATTTTGAGCCAGCACCCTCAGCAGCAGCTGAGATATTTTTAATACTTGCCGTGGCCTGATCTACGCCACTTTTAACGCTAGAGGTTTCAAGATTGACCGTGATATTTAGCGGAGGGATTTCACCTGCCATTTACTATCCCCCTAATGGTCTGAACGAGTAAGCCAGAATTTCGCTGAGTTTCCCCGAGCTTACGAGTCCCGAAAGAGCAGGCTCCATATATGGATATTTTACCCCACTAGGCCAATTTCCACCGCCCAATTCCAGGTGACGAGCATAAATAGCACCAGCTCCTACTTCAGCCGTGTAACTACCAAAACCTTTGCGACCAGAGTTAAAGGTCATAGAGCTCAATAAATTTCCAGTACCTCTGTTAGGGCCTCGACCGTCGCCTGGGGTTATATGAGGGTGGTATCGATAATACTGATTGCCATTACGACCAGTAACGCGTAACGGAGGATTAGAAGCTGAGTCGGCGTTTTTCTTTGCGTTAATATAAATCTGGCGAGCGATCAGTGACATAGCATTTCCTGAAGCCTGGTCAAAGCGCGAAAGCCAAAGCTCCATACCAGCTTGAAATTCAGAAAAATTATCGCTCACTTTTTAGCCTTTTCCATTTTCTCATTTTGCACTTCGTCAAGAATATCAGCGATAGCTAATAGCCAGTCGGCGCGAGCTGGAGGTAGGTCGTCTACTTGATTAGGTGTCCACCCAAAGCGATCAGCGAACTTAAAATATGCCCATTCTTCGTCAGGGTACTCAAAGTCCTCGTGACGTTGAAAGCCGTTAAGTACGTCTTTTAGGCGTTGGAGCTTTCTGTAATCGCTTTTGGGTCGGCCTCATTCTTCTCGCTCTTTGCAAGGGTAGGGAAAAGAATGGAGCTGACGTCCTCTGAAGCCTTGACCAGAGCGTCATAATCTGCAATTTCGAGCTCTTCTAGGGATTCAGGCTTAATAGACGGAATGATGAGGTCGTATGACCAGTCCTCGACGATTGTGGCAATAAGAGCCTCCGTGAAAGCGAGACCTTTAGCAATATCACCTGTAAGACCGTCGCCAGCCTTGATAACGCGATTACGGTCTCTTACGCGTAGACCAGACGGATCCTTAATAGTGACTGTCGCGCCAGAAGGGAGAGTAATTTTTGTAGTTGCCATAATGCGTATGCCTCCTAATAGGTATGCGTCATATCTTAGGGCATAAAAGCCGACTAGGGGAATTAACGGCGAGGCAAAGAACCGTTAATCCCCCTAGTCAGTATTAGGGTTTATGCGTAGGAAGTAGTTACTGCATTCTTGATAACCCACTTAATAGGTGAGTATCCGACCGTGCCAGCGTCCGTGAGGTTTCCGAGAGCCTCGATAGTCGCTGTTACTTCGACGTAATCCTTTGAGCGCTCGATTGAAGCGAGGGTATAAGCGCCCTTACTGATTGTTGCCTGTACTTGAGTCTGTGTAGCTCCTGTGCCTTGAGTCCAGTTGAGGACGATAGAAGGCTGAGTATTTGTGAGGTAGCGTGTTAATTCGGTGTCAGTTTCCATAAGGAAAGTGATCTTGCCTGTTACTTCAGCTGCTCCCACGAATACCTGGAATGGGTTTTGAGTATTTGAGATACCGAAAATAGGTGTCGCTGGACGCTTAATGTCGATATTTCCAGATACTGCGTTAGAGATAGTTGAGCCACCGATAGTGACCGTACCAGCCCATACAGGAGTAGGAAGAATGGTGCTGAATGACGGTGTAGGGGTTGAAGCTGTGGCTGAAATCCAGCCTGTTCCCTTTGCGTCGTATTCAAGGAGGCCTTCAGCTGTGAATTTCAAGGAGAAATCGTGGAAGGTCATACCAGGATAAGCACGGACGTTAGCTGAGTAGAAGTCTGTCAGTGTGTAGCTTGTAGGCTGAGCGTCTACTGCGACGGTACCGCTGTTTTCGAGGCTGATTGTGTGAACGTATGGAGCTGATCCAGATACGACGTCCTCACCGAGTACGCCTGTGATAACCCAGCCCACGGTGTCAGCGAATACTGCGCCACCAAAGTCAAAAGTAGAATGAGCGCGACCCTGGATATAGTTATAGTTTTTAACCATAGATCCACGGAGTCCCTCATCATAGAGAGCGCCGTAGACGTCCTCTGGCTTGAGAGAAGAGGCTAATACTGGGATAAAGGCTGTAGGCGTTACCGCTGTACCGCGTGTAGCTTCCTTAGCGATTCCCAGGTACGAACGGTGGGTATTTTGTACTGACACTTACTCACGCTCCTTGCGTTGAGTCGGACGAGGCCGACGGTGTGGACGCAGCTACTGAAGCTGCTTTCTTAGGTGCTGCTGCAGGTACTACGTCAGCCGAGACGAAATCGTCTGGAGCCTCGAAAGTGTCGCCTGGATTTACTGTCAGTACAAGCGTAGGAAATTCACGAACCTCTGCGCCTGTGTAGGTGTAGCTTGCCATTTTTCTCCTATGCCTGGATCATCTCAGTAACATCAAAACGAACCTCTGCGAAAGTTTCAGTAGCTCCGTTGTCTGAGGTCACTGGCTCTCCGTAGAGACAGTCGATCGCAGGCTCCGCGCCCTGCCACACCAGATTTCCAGTCGTATCACCGAACCTGTGGTCTGCTCGTAGCGTCGTCTTAATATTGTCTATAAGTGTATCAAAATCTGCCATAGCGTCCTCAGCGTCTCGCTGCAGACTATGGTGGAAAACCTGAATAACGACGGTGAAATCAACCTGCTTCCAGCCGTTAGTAGCTCCACCTATTGCTATGCGCTTTTCGCGCTCGCTCTGGATAAAAATTACAGCTGCAGCTCGTGAAAGCTGCCCAGGTTTAGAATTGACCTGGTAGTTAATACGCTTAGGAAAAGACGTAAAAATTTGATTGAGCTGGTAGATATTGGCGCCCTTAATATAGTTAAAGAGCGTCGCTCGTACGTCTGCGCGACCTGCCATTTATCGAACCTTACGGAATGGACGCAGAAGCTCTTTAGCCAGCGCTAAATCAGATCCGATAATGTCTTGAACACTAGGCCCAGAATTAGCACGAGTAGTAACCGCCATAGTAAGGGAATTGTCTCCGCGAACCTTGAGAAAGTCGGTAACGACCAGGATAGCTGCCTCTTTGACGGCTGCAGGCATACCTGAGAAAGCTGCGTTTGTGTGCGTGTAGGCGAGGTTAGTCGTCACTGCTACCGTGGTAGATCCGTAAGAATAGTTAGAAGCCACCTGTAGGCGCTCGCTATATTGACCGTCGTAGAAGTTAATAATCTGTCCTGGAAGGATACCTGTGGGGTTAGAGACCGTGATATTTTTCTGTCCAGCCGTGCCTGAGCCGAGAGTATTAACGTAACCTGCCGTATAGCTGTAATTAACGTAAATTTGAGAGCGCGAGGACGGTGGAAAGCCAAAGGCTAAAGGCCCCTGCGAGCTGTATGAGAGGCTAGTTTGTGCGATTGGATAGATAACCTTATCCGACTCAAACCAAAGCGGAGA